TCAAGAGTAAGTTAACGGGTGGTGGCGCTCGCGCCAACCTCTTTGAAGTCGTTCTAAACTTCCCAGATCTCGCCCAACCAGATTCTGCTGTATTAGATAAAGCAAGATTCTTAGTTAAGGGTGCCAATCTACCTGCATCTAATGTTGCACAGATTGAAGTTCCTTTCCGTGGAAGGGTACTAAAGATTGCTGGAGACAGAACATTCGATTCCTGGACTGTTACCGTTATCAACGATACAGACTTTGCAATCCGCTCCGCGTTTGAAAGATGGTCTAACACTATCAATAGACTATCCGATAACACTGGTCTTACTAACCCAGCTGATTATCAAGCAGATGCTTATGTTTATCAACTTGATCGCGATGGTTCTACTCTAAGATCCTATCGTTTCTATGATACTTTCCCAACTCAGGTTGGACCTATTGAACTTTCTTATGATGCTCAAGGTATTCAAGAATTCACAGTTGAACTCCAAGTTCAATATTGGGAAGCGATTAAGGGTACTGGTGCCAATGCAGGCGGTGAAGACATTAACTAAATAAAGAATAACCAGAACGCTTAAATTATACTATGGCAAAACTTTTTGGTTTTTCTATTGAAGATACCCAAAAGAAATCCACTACTATTGTCTCCCCCGTTCCCAAGAATAATGAGGACGGGGTTGACAATTTTATTAGTAGTGGTTTTTATGGTCAATATGTAGATATTGAAGGGGCATATCGTTCAGAATATGATCTAATTAAAAGATATCGCGAAATGGCACTTCACCCTGAGTGTGATGGTGCTATTGAAGATGTTGTGAATGAAGCAATCGTTAGTGATCTATACGATTCTCCAGTTGAAATTGAATTATCAAACCTTGATGTAAGTGCTGGTTTAAAGAAAAAGATCAGAGAGGAGTTCAAATACCTCAAAGAACTTATGGATTTCGATAAGAAATCCCACGAAATCTTTAGGAATTGGTATATTGATGGTAGAGTTTTCTACTTAAAAGTAATCGATGTAAAGAATCCCCAAGATGGGATTCAAGATTTAAGATATATTGACCCATTAAAAATTAAATATATCCGTCAAGAAAAGAAAAGACCAGGTAATGGTGATCCAGCGATTAGACTCAGAAGTCAGCAAGATCCCGTGCCTAATCCTGAGTTTGATGAATATTACATCTATACTCCCAAAGTAAGTCATCCAACTAACATGGGTGGTCAAATGGGCGGTAAGAATTCCATTAGAATCGCCAAAGATTCTATCACCATGTGTACTTCTGGTTTGGTTGATAGAAATAAGAATAGAGTTCTTTCTTATCTACACAAAGCAATCAAGGCTCTCAATCAACTTCGTATGATTGAAGATTCTTTGGTCATCTATCGTCTATCAAGAGCACCAGAGCGTCGTATTTTCTATATTGATGTTGGTAATCTACCTAAAGTAAAAGCAGAACAATACCTCAAAGAGGTAATGTCTCGCTACAGAAATAAACTAGTTTACGATGCGAGCACTGGCGAAGTTCGCGATGATCGTAAATTTATGTCTATGATGGAAGATTTCTGGTTGCCCAGAAGAGAAGGCGGTCGTGGTACTGAGATCACTACCCTACCTGGCGGTCAGAATCTGGGAGAACTCTCAGATATCGAATATTTCCAGAAAAAACTCTATAGAGCACTAGGTGTTCCTGAATCCAGAATCGCTGCTGATGGTGGATTCAATCTTGGTCGTTCTTCAGAAATTCTTCGTGATGAACTCAAATTTGCCAAGTTTGTAGGACGCTTGAGAAAGCGTTTTGCAAATATGTTTAATGATATGCTCAGAACTCAGTTAATTCTGAAGAATATCATTACTCCTGAAGATTGGTCATCAATGGAAGATCATATTCAATATGACTTCATTTATGATAATCAATTTGCAGAACTAAAAGAGTCTGAACTCATGGAAGGAAGACTCAATATGCTCGCAACTATCGAACCATATATTGGTAAGTACTACTCTACCGAATATGTTCGTAGAAGAGTTCTTCGTCAAACTGATCGCGAAATCATTGAGATTGACGAGCAGATTGAAGATGAAATTCAAAAAGGTATTATTCCTGATCCATCTACAATTGATCCAGTCACTGGAGAACCTTTACCCCAAGAAGGTGAGGTTGGAGATCTAGGTGCGGTTCCAGAAGAACCAGATCTTGAAGTAGAAGCACAAGCAGTTGATGCTCAGTATCAGAAAGATACCAAAAAAGCAGAGCTATAAATAATCCAAGCATTCACTTAAATTCATGGAAGATATTGTTGATTTGATTGCAACTGATGCATCCGCGTCTGATATTCAAGACCGTATCAAAGATGCACTTTATGCAAAAGCATCAGAAAGAATCGAAGCACTAAGACCTTCTGTTGCTGATACTGTTTTTAACGAACCAGAGCAGGAAATAGAGGCAGAATCTGAGGAGTGATTTCTAACACTTTATAAAAATAATAAATATAAAGTATAGGAATACAACGAGTTATACAATGAAACTCATTACGGAAGAAATCTCTCAGGTAAAAATCATTACTGAGGGCAAGGGATCTAACAAGACCCTACATATCGAAGGTGTATTTCTCCAAGGCGGAATCAAAAATCGCAATGGAAGAATGTATCCCGTTGAGACTCTTTCTAGGGAAGTAAATCGCTATTGCGAAACTTTCGTAAACAAGGGTCGTGCTCTTGGTGAACTTGGTCATCCTGATGGACCTACTGTAAACCTTGATCGTGTTTCCCATAAAATTGTTTCCCTCAAGCAAGAAGGAAATAACTTTGTAGGAAAGGCAAAACTTCTTGAAACACCTATGGGTAAGATTGCAAAATCTTTACTCGGTGAAGGTGTAATGTTGGGTGTTTCCTCCCGTGGTGTTGGATCACTAAAAGAAGACCGCAATGGATGCAAAGTTGTTGGTGAAGATTTTCAACTAGCGACTGCTGCTGATATTGTTGCTGACCCTTCCGCCCCTGACGCTTTTGTGAATGGAATTATGGAAGGAAGAGAGTGGGTTTGGGAAGGAGGTATCCTTCGCGAACAACTCGCAGAAAAAACTAAGAGATCAATTAATACCTTAGTTTCTTCAAATGCTTTAGAGGAACATAAGCTTGGTTTATTCCAAAATTTTCTAAATAACCTCTAAGTTTAATAATACTATAAATAAATACAGATTCTAACAAGATTCTCTAGTAAAACTGTCCGTTGGTAACAATTTACAAGACATGGAAAACATCGAAGAAAACGTAGTAACCAAAGGTGCCGCCGCTGCTGAGGCTATGCCCTCATCAGGTGCTAGTGTGGAAGACCTTGGTGGACCTACCCCCGAAAACTATCGTCCCGACGACGATTCTGCAAAGCTCAAGGATCCTGCCGCAACACTTGCACAGGTAAAAGATGTAGTCAATGCTAAGGCTGCTAGAGCTGAAGCAGTATCTGACGAAGTCGAAGAGGGACAAGAGGTTGTTTCTGAAGATGAAACTCCTGCAGAAGAAATTGTTGCCGAGGAAGAAACCACTGAAGAAGAAGTAGTTGCTGAAGAAGAAACTACTGAAGAGGAAGTGGTTGCTGAAGAAGAAATCGTTGCTGAAATCAATGTTGAGGAAGACCTCGAAGCATTGATTGCTGGCGAAGAACTATCTGAAGACTTCCAGAACAAAGCTAGAACAATTTTTGAGACCGCAATCAAAACTAAGGTTGCTGAAATCAAGGAAGAACTCAACGAGTCTTATGCTCAAGCACTAGTTGAAGAACTAGAAACCATCAAAACTGGTTTAACTGAGCGTGTTGATTCTTATCTTGAGTATGTTGCTGATGCTTGGATTCAAGAGAATGCTCTCCAAGTTGAAGCTGGTCTCAAGACAGAAATGACTGAATCCTTCCTAGAAGGTATGAAGTCACTATTTGAAGAACATTATGTAACTATCCCTGAAGAGAAATACGATGTACTTAATAGCATGGTAGATAAACTTGATGAAATGGAGGATAAACTCAACGAGCAAATTGAAGCCAATGTTGCTCTAAATCGTAGATTAGCAGAATCCACCGCAGATGTAATTTTTGCAGATGTGGCTGAAGGTCTTGCAGACACTCAGAAAGAGAAGCTTGCTACTCTTGCAGAAAATGTTGAGTTTGAAAGTGAGTCAGACTATCGTGAGAAACTAGGAACCCTCAAGGAGTCATACTTCAGTGGGAAAACTAGCACTCCAAAGAGCACCTCTGAGAATCTTTCAGAAGAGGTTTCAACTGACGAAGTTGCATCTAGCGATCTAAATCCAACGATGCAAGCCTATCTGGATACTCTTTCCAGAGCTGCTAAAAAGTGATTTTTAAATAATTAAATTCAAACTTATAACTTTTTAAAGAGGTAAATTTCAAATGCAGATGTACAATTCTGAACATCTACAGGAGAAGTGGGCACCAATTCTCGATTATGATGGACTCGATCCCATCAAAGATTCACATCGTAGAGCGGTTACCGCTGTCCTGTTAGAAAACCAAGAGAAGGAACTACGCGAAGAGCGTTCCTTCCTCTCCGAAACCCCCAACATGAACACTGGTAGCGGTTCCGCTGCTGGTTTCTCCGCCGACGCTACTGCAGCTGGTCCTGTTGCTGGTTTCGATCCCGTACTGATCTCCTTGATCAGACGCTCTATGCCTAACTTGGTCGCTTATGACCTCGCTGGTGTGCAGCCAATGAACGGTCCTACTGGACTAATCTTTGCAATGCGCTCCCGCTACAAGACTCAGTCTGGCACCGAAGCCCTATTCAACGAAGCAGATACTGCATTCTCTGGACAGGACGACGGATTCGATCTATCCTCTGCAGATACCAATACCACCGTTGGTCTTGGTACTACTACTCAGCGTGGATCCAACCCTGGTCTACTCAATCCTGCTGCTGCTCAAGCTAACGCTACTGACTACAATGTTGGTCAGGGTATGCGTACCGATGACGCTGAAGCACTCGGTTCCGAGGCTGGCGATCACTTCAACCAGATGGCATTCTCAATCGAGAAGGTCACTGTAACCGCTAAGAGCCGCGCCCTCAAGGCAGAGTACAGCCTAGAGCTTGCTCAAGACCTCAAGGCAATTCACGGTCTAAACGCTGAAGCAGAACTCGCAAACATTCTCTCTACTGAGATTCTTGCTGAGATCAACCGTGAAGTTA